GGTCGCCGTTGGCTGCTTTTTGCTTGAGGTCGAAGAGCCAAGCCAGCAGGTCTTGCACCATGCCGTCGGTCTCGTAGCGTGCCTCGGTGGCAGCCATCTCGTCGGTGTGGGGTGTCTTCTGCGGGGCGGTGTCCTGCTTCACGAGGAAGTAGATGACGTGGCGGTAGGAGATGCGGTTGACGTTCTGCTGCAGTTCTGCGTCGATGTGCGTGGCATAGGCCATACAGGGCGACGAGAGTGTGTTGAAGTTGCGCACGACGTAGTTGTCCTCGTCGATCATCGTGACGCGGAAGAAAGTCTTTTTCTTCGACCCTGCGGCCATGTCGTGCGACAGCGGCTTGTATCGCGTCGCCCAGTCCTCTAATACATTGTCAAGTCTAAACATATCTGTGTCGTTTTTGATTTCTATGCCAAAGATACAGCCGCGCCGATGCCGAAATGGGACAAAGCGGCTGATTGTCCCATTTTCGGCGATAGTCCATATTAATTTTGTCCGTACAGAAACAAAAAAACGAAAGGAAGATATGAGTCAACCCTCACAGAACTACATCGACAAGATTACGAGATGGGCGCAGGGCGGCGTGGAACTGAGCCGCATGAACCTGCGACCCGACCAGCGATTCAGGGCACTGCTGGTGATGAACGCCTACCGACTGATGATTGAGAACCCGACGGCCCAGCCGCGAAAGGTGGTGCAGAACCTTGCCGCGAGGGACTATGCGCTGATTGTGGCAAACGCGGAGATGGGCATCGCAGAGGACGTGGAGCTGATGCAGGTGCTCGGCATCCGTCGCGACCCTCAGACGGGGGCGGTGTCGGCCAGACGAGACACGGAGATTGCCAACGACATCTATTGCGTCAACGCGCTGGTAGGCAGGCTGAACGTGAGTCAGAACCACCTCGACAAGCTGCTGTACCAGGCGAACACCAGATGGCTGTCGAAGTTCGGTCAGCAGACGGGCAACGTGTCGGCCATCCGTGAGGCGCAGCGGAATCTGGAGAAGATGAACAACGACTGGAAGGAGGATGCCAACCCTGCCGACGCACTGAAGCCAGGGGCTGAAAGGAATATTACTGGCGATATTTCGATTATCAAACCCGACCGCGAGAACTACACCGACGACGAGCTGCGCCAGTTTGCGAAGGAGATTGGCGCGAAGTTCGAGGACGTGCAGGAGTTCGTCGAGGGGCAGGACGGCATGATGGTGCCTGCCGACTCGGAAGAGGACGACAACGAAGAAGAGCAGGAGCAGACCTACGAGCCTGAACGGACCGACGAGCCTGACACGTATGACCCATTTGCAAGATAAACGACTATGAGCAGAAAAAGGAAACAGACGATGGACTGGGACGATGACCCGGTGGGGCAGGAACTGATGCCCGAGGTGGAGGTGGCGAAGGTCAGCCTGCGCGACTTTATCGTGCCGGAGAAGGTGTCGGCGTTCGTGAACGGCTATGCGCCGTGCAACGAGGGCGACGACGGCTATGAGCAGTTCGACGACGCAAGGCTGCGCGAGGTGTTCAAGGCTTACGTGTGTTCGCTGGGCGACCCGCTGGCACTCTACATCGAGGACTTGCAGATGGCGGGCTTCCAGATGGCCTGTTCAATGGTGACGGGCGAGCCGTGCGTCTTTGCGAGGAGGAAAATGTAAAAATTTGAAAATGTAAAAATGTAAAAATTGGACTATGGCAGACAGCGTAGATATCTATATGAACAAGCCGCAGAGGATGAGTCACATCATCCAGGCGCACGACGAGCGGGGCGTGGCATCGCGCCGCGTAGGAAAGACGGAGCACATCGGCGACCGTGCTTTTGTGGTGGCCAAGTCGATGCCGCAGGGCATGGGTGCGTGGGGCGGTATCTCGCGGGCACAACTGATGTGCAAGCTCATCCCCAGTGCGCTGGCGGCAATGGCCCGATTCTACGGACTGACACCGGGCGTACACTACGGTCCTGGCAAACCGCCGTCGTGGGTGCCGAAGCCGATTGCCGAACTGCGCAACTATTCGGACTCCATCTGGTTTGCCAACGGTTTTATATGGCAGATGATCTCGATGGCACAGATAGCCAGTGCCAACTCCTA